TTTTTTTTTTTTTTTTGTATAAGGGCAGTGCCAAGCAAATACATATATAACTGATTAGGTTACGACTAACACATGTTGTGAAAACCGAGTTATCAACTCGCACGTAGACTATGAACTCTACAGTCATTATTTTTAAATGAGATAAATCTCAGGAGAGTGTTTTGAGTGTTATCGCGTCACTGTCATTCGCACGACTTGTTCAGAGCCGCTCCAGCAAAAGGGCGCATATAAACCCTGCACTTTAGGAATTTCCTCTTTCTGGCGAACCGGTTTGATGGGTGACCTTCCCAATATTGCAGATCCTACTTAGGACCCGCACCACGCCATGTTTCAAGCTGTCTTTCGTATTCTCTTTTACGATCATCTTCTTGTTTTTTAGCAATCGTTTCAAGCCGCAATTTTTCAAACATTTCGGCTATAACGCTCTTATCAAACATAGATGAATCATATTCTAAGCAGAATTTATCATTGTCTTGATCAACAAAGGTTATGTAAGTAGGTGTTTTCTTACTTGGGCCTTCATCATTCTTAGCATGGTTGCGAAACCAAGTGCATCCTTGTGCATCATGGTACTCCCCACATTCTGTGCAATAAAAATTATTCATTTCTACCTTCCACCACCTTTATGAAATAATTAGCACAGGTGGGATATATGGCTATTTAAAGCCTCTACCTCGCCGTAGGGCGAGGAGAATTGGTGATAATAGTATCAACCAATACTATAATTTCAGAATCGTCCATATCCGGACTCTCATCTCTAATATTATAGTAAATTTCGCAGATTTCTTCAAAACCCACAGGGTAAGTATCATTAACACTAACCCACATCCTGTATAAGGAAAAAATTATTTCGTGAGATAATATGTATCTCTCACGAAGTGACCACACCCAGGCAGAACGCTCGGGTGGGAATGGGCAGCTTTTATCGGTCATCTTGTACCTCCCCGCCCACGGAGGGGTCTTACGGGGGTTTGACGCTGTTGAAGCTGGAGTTTTTGGCGCTGTTGATTAGCAAGGATAGATCCTCCTCCTTCTTCCCAACCGGTTCCAGGAATTGCACTTCCTTTATGTGGTGGGGGAACCCAATCACCATTAGTTTTCTTTTTTCTTTTCTTAGGAACTATTTGTCTGTTTTTATTTTTCTTCATTCCGGGACCATATTTTCCTTCAGAGTTATTCTTTTGTCTTTTCTTTTTCTTTTCCATATCCTCAGCAAGCATAGTTTCTAAGCTAGGGGCCATCGCAGTAAAAGCGGCACCAGCTGCTTTAAGACGAGGATCGGGCATCATTGACAGAACGGCTGGGGCTACACTCAATACTGTACGTGCAATACCCTTCCACCATTCACCTGATGGATTTTCAGTAAAATAACAACCGGCTTTAACCTCATTGGCAATTTGTTGCACCAATTCAAGATACATCTCATTCCAAGGAATGGATGGATGAGCTGAGGCTAGCTGATTGACATTTGTTGTTGGAAAATTCTGGCCCCAAGTTCTAACTCGCAAGTCAAATGTGGTTGCAGGGGGCAAATTTTGGAGTAAAATAATACTCGATCCACCTTCGAAATGGGTTATGGACTGGTTGAAAACAGGTCTCGTCTCAGTCCCAACTGTAATTAGATTTCTAATTGGCATCTCACATGGTTTGTTAATTAACACGTCAGATTGGGTACTATTCATAACCAACGGTTGTACTGCACAATTGTCATCAATGTTGGCGGTGAGATTAAACGGCATCTGAAAATAAGCTCCATTTTCAGCGCTTCCATAAAATGAATTTTGAAATTGAAGTATTTCAGAAGGCACAACTGGTCCGACATTAAGAGGTCGACAAGCACATGACCCTTCGGATTGGATGGTATCTCCATCATAAACTAAAACTTCAACATCAACAGTTTCACGGACTGGGGGTTGAGTAAAACTACATCCCATAACAGACCCCCCCTTTTGAATAACAGGAGTTGTTGGAATTAATTCTAATCCTTGACCCACAATTTGACACTTTCCGGAAATTAGCTCTGCTGGATACTCGAGAGCATACTTATAATTAGCGTTTGTAGCTCCTGTTGGAGCAGTCGGAAGATAGCCAAATGAAAGAGCCCCTTGGCGATACTGTATTGTTACAGGGGCAATAACAGATCCAGGTTGTTCTTCGTTGGTGTTTAAAGCCATGTTCCCATGATATTGACCACTTTGGAGTGTGGCTTTCTGACCAATAGGCCAGGTTTGAATCAACATATCATAGGGTAATAATGGATCAAGGGTGAATGGAGCTGTTTGTTGTCCTATTGAGACCTCATGATCATAATGCCATGTAAAGACTGATCCAGTCTCGGCTGTTGGGGCCCCCACGAATTTGATTTGTGTATCATGCATCGGATCGAACCGAGCTATAAGAGCTTCGTGGGCCCCAGGTGTAAGTATTTTCGCTTCGGTTAAACGTGCAATGACGTTACCTGCTGTAAGGCGACTAGTAGACATCGAAAGAATCGAAATTTCTTCCTACCTTCCTCCATATCGATTCAAAAAAACAAAAATCGATTGAACTTGATTCAGACCCAGTGTAAAACATTTCGAGAATTGTTGGAGTGAGTGGTCCGATATCTCGAAAAGATTTGATCACCGGGGTTAATTCGGTGTCTGTTATTGATTTTATAAGCAATGCATATGCTTGGAGAAATACATCTCTGTGTTCTGTTGGGTAAGCCATCATTGTTAAGACAAAGCATTTTGATATATATGCTCCTAGATCGTCCTTTTTATCATTAGTAAAAATGAAACTTGTTGCAGTCTTGATGGGATCCCAGTATGGGTAATAAACTTCATTAATTAACTTAAACCGAAAACCAAGATATTCCATCTTTTCTAGTGGATACTCTTTTCCACCATGTAAAAATTTGAGCTTCATACCCATTCTTTTAAAGAATTTGAATAGAAAACCATCCTCGGAACCCATGTTATCCAAAACATGCTCAAAATCATCATCAGCCGAGAAGATTCCATCATCCCCAAAAACTTTAACTATTTGTTCCGATAGTAATTCAATACTAGGTAGTTTACTATATTTCTTATAGTAGGCTTCACTTAAATATGTAGCCACAATAATTATGTGCATTAATATGTTATCTCTGGTTGTTGTTCCAGAACCAGATGCGTTTCCAAACCACTTTTGAAACACATCACCGTCATATGTGACGCATATAAACGCTATTGTATGTTGAATCATCCACATGAATTTCTCCTTGAGGGATTCAGGAACGTCAGTTCTTGCATAAATCCATTTATAAAGATCAACCATCAGGGGTATAAATTTATCCCAACCTGAAATATCATAATACCATCTATTGTTTTTAGATAGTAATCTTCTAGCTAATCTATTAACCCCTCCTCGGAAGGGTGAGAATCCATAACCTGACCATTTGTATTCTTTCAAGCGCATATTTGATCTAAGACCAAATTCAACCTGTGCTTTGAATAAAACATACTCGGATATAAAGAAACAACGAATTTTATTCTCCATAATTTCTTTCTTCTCCTTAAGTTCTCTTTTAGCAGCTATTGTTGTCATTGGAATTGTTCTCTCTGGATGTTTGTTATAGTCGCTTTTGCAATACTCTGGATCACACTGAAGTTCTTTCTTTGTATTTATTCTAT